CCAAAGAATCATAGCTGGGAGGATAGAACGGAACAACTATATGATTGATCCAGCCCATCCCATCCAGAACCTCGCTGAGAAACCTTGGAGAGAAGTCATGGATGTGCATGGCATTCGGTTGCTCGCCCTTCTTCTTACATGAGTAGAGATATCTTCTCTGATGCGGTAGGAGAAGTAAGATAATCCCTCCAGGATTGAGAAGTTCCCGCCACTCTCTCAGTACGCCTGGAGTATTTCTGAAGTCTTCAAGAAGATGACTAGAATAGACTATATCGTACTTCTTCTCAACTATTTTGGTGATTTCACTTGCATCGCCCTTGTAGGTGAGGTTGGACGGATCAGAACCATTGTATGGCATGGGAAGATCGAACGTGTCACACGTATCAGAGTACGGGTCTCCACCAGAACCAATATCCAGAACACTCAAGCCATCGGTATTTGGTATATGTCTGGAAAGGAGGTTCTGCATTTCAATTCTATGTGCCGAGGTTTCAGCCATTATAGTCTCCAAGGAGATTACCAAGAGAGGACACAACCACATCCGGAGGAATAGTTTCTATACAGGGGGTTGAGCAGGGGCGAATCCCAGGAGCGCCCCAGCAGGAAGTAGTCAAGGGGCAGGCATCCAACCTGTTCGGCTCTAAAAGAATGATATCCTTTGGATCCCTGACTTTGGGCTGAGTAACCCTAGCGGGAGCAGGGCCGAACAGAACTACCACTTTGGTTCCAAGATACCCAGCCAAATGAGCTGGGAAACTATCGACTACCACAGCAGCCGCAGCGTGTTCCATCAGCAGAGCAGTTTCACTAAACTCCAGCTTACCTCTCAAGTCTATATCCGACTTGCATTTGAGATCATGCTCCGAACCAATTTGGATGATGGTATAGTCCCCATGAAATGCGTCATGGATAGCATCCATGTACGGGTAAACCCTGTAAGTTACATCCCCTCCGGTAGTATGTACTAGAATAAATCGTTCAGAGAGCTTATCCAAAACCCTGACATTCTCAGCGGGTTTTATAAACATATCTGAAGCCTGTACCTTGCAGAAGTGGGGATACATCTCGTAGAGCCTGGTATCCAAATGATTCCATCCACCTCTGAGAATCTTGTCCGAGTGTGGCCTGTAGACTACCTCGTAGTCTGGAGCCTTGGCAGGATTCCATTCCAGAAGCTCGTCAATGTAGGGATTTCCCTCTAAGATGCCGAAATACCGACGCTGTGTCATATAAGTAAGCTTCTTCCCCGGATGAGCTTCCTTTATCCCCTTGAAACAAGCCGTAGTCATGAGCACATCCCCAGCCGAGGAGTGCTGTAGGAATAATACAGAGTCGCTTTTCTTTGCCCCGTTAGAGTGAGACGCTTTGGACAGCAGCTCATTGAGAACAATGTTTATGTCACTCGGATTCTCGACGAAATCTCTGGCGTAGACGAAGCCGTCCTCGGTAGTGTTTGCTGTCCGAAAGCAATCAGCATCGCACAGAACCATCTCGATAACTTCAGCGATATCCTCTGGAGCACACTTCTTGGATGGAACCATGACTGGTCCGGAACTACCTCCAACATTCAAGAAAGTGTCCGTATTCGCTGGAACTTTGAATACTCCAGCGTAGTCAAGGTGTGCGGTAGTCTGCGAGACTACGGTCGGAATCCTACAGAGGAGAGACTGTAACGGAGTCCATGACAGTCCCTCATTGATGGTACAATTCACGAGACAATCGAGGGAAGCTATTATCTTGCCCATCTCCCTGTCGGAAAATTGATACCGAGCGTCATCTATAGCTATGAGATCCGACGGGGATAAGCCAATACTTTTAGCGTAGGCCCCAAGATTGAAAGTCCCAGAAGATAGTGAGCAGCAGAACAACAGGGAGGCATCATGGAACTTCCTATTATACCTAGCAAAAGCGTCCAGCATTCCTATAGGATCTTTTCTCACTTGATTACAACCTATGTATCCAACGAGCTTCTTGTGTAGGATTGTCATTCTGAGAAGCTCTCTCCTCACTTTCAGGATTTCCATATCATTCGCTAATGGAACGTAGCATCCCATATTATAAAGAGGAGGGCGAAAGTATCCGACTCTAGGTACATTCTTGGAGACAACTTCATACCCATATCTTGAGTAGACATAGGGAAAGTCGATCATATCGAAAAGATTGAACCAATCTTGATAGTCGTATTGGAGATCATACGGGAATAGCCCAGCCGTGATAAAACCGTACCTCGTAGCGAGTTCCCTAAGCATCCTGTAGATCGGGGAGAAGGTCCACACATCAACCCCGACAAACAGAACAATATCCACCCCGGACTTTGGGATGAGTGAGACTAGCTTAGAAGCCCCATAGGGATCATTGCCGTACTCAGCAGGGATGAATTTGAATTTGTAATTATCGAAAAGTTTCTCGTTGTTATCAAGTATGACTGGATATTGATTTGCTCCGAAACACGCAACCTCGAAATCATCGTAGTTAATCTGCTCAAGGAGAGCAGCCATCATGTGGCCATTGCCAGTGACCGAAAATGGGCTATCTCCAACCAAAAGGATTTTTCTCTTTTTCATGGATTCTCCAGAACTATTCTCTCTGGTCTACGGAGACTGCACAAACTACCAAGCCAGCGTACTTATAAGGATGCACCGCATTTATAACATACTTATCCGCGCCTATCACATATTGATCCAATTCGCGTATACCGTATGCAGAGAGAGTATAGAGTTGGTAAGCTCTCTCAAGAATCGCTCCCTCCGGAGCATCCTCATCTAATTTTTCTATCGAGAAAGTTGTGAGTAGAGAGTAAGCATCGTATGGAAGAAGTGTCTCCCAAGCCTGACTGAGAACGTAACCTCCACTCACTTCCCGCTGTGCGTAAGAATGGAGAGGAACTCCTCCACTTATCATGGTAGTGCTTCTACGTCTGAACTCTCCTGAGGTATTAGCCTTGTACAAGGTTCCAATACGCTTGTATGTGGAACCCTCTACGTGGAAGTTATCCAGGCTGACAATCAAGTAGCGATTCTCACCTGATATCTCTATGAGATCGCCATTATTCAACTGGGAGTCATAAGAGATCATCAACGTCTTGACATACTCATTGAAGAACGGACGAGTTGTCAAGACGTTGATTTTGTCGATTCCGTACTCCCCGGAGATACCGTTTACGAGATCTCCCCCAGGGAAGATTGTGTACTGAATACCAATCTCTTCCAGAACTTCCTTGATGTCAGAGCCAATGCTCATTACTCACTCCCACTAGGAGTCAGGATGACCAATTGATCGGAATCGTAGGTTCTATCCCTACCCAGCTCATCATAAGCATACCCAGCATCGACTTTAGTTCCGAACAGAGCGTAAGTCTCGATATCCGCCACCAACGTGGGATCTTCTACCTTAGCAAGCTCCCATTCCTCATCCATGGTCTTTACGAGTTTCAGGAAGTGATCGAACCGCTGATGAAGATGGATATCCTCGACTCTAAACTTATCCGCGTATTGCGTCACCATCATAAAAAACAGGTGACGCTTTACGCGGTTTTTGAGCCAGTAGAGCTTAGTATCGTCTGTTACCGGGAAGGAGCAGTTAACTTCACGAAGAGCATCATCGACCGCATCCTCATAATCGACCATTTCGAGACGCTGGGATAGTCCCTTAATCTCCGTGGACACAACAACAATCAGCTCCTCCTCGGTCATCTTTCTCCCCCTATTCTCCGGACTATTTCTTCAGGGATGCAGCTTTCTTAGAAGTCCAGGAGGCTTTAATTGGTGCCCTAATCTCCTGAATGTCCGCCTCCAGTTTCGGAGACTCCGGCTTCAGGAACGATTCTCTCAGAATCTCGACGAGCCCAGAATCCAGCATGGAGAGGATTACTGCTGGAACAGTGTCCTTATTGTAAGTACTCCCCTTTAAGAAGAGGTCCCCGCGAGACTTGATAGTTTTCTTCAGACGATATCTAAGCATGTTCACATCCTTTCAGATTACGCCACGTCGAGAATGTAAACCGCGTCCCGCTGCTCCAGTACCGGCAGGCCCTTGTTCTGAACGCGAATCCAGACACCCTCGGGATCCTTCTCTTCCCACTGATCAGTCTTTACTCCATAATGCCGATCATTCCCGAAAGGAGAAGACAGGAAGTTGGCGATAGGCTGACCTTCCACCTTGGACGCGAAGAAGATGCACTTATCATCCGGAATGTACTTCCTCGTGACAGAGACCTTGTCCTCACCAGCTCTAAAACTGGCAGTGGGAGCAGAGGCAACAGTAAAGTAGCCACCCTGTGGAGTGACCGAGGAGATGGTTTCATCCTCATAGGTTTTGGCGGAAACATCATAGAAACGGACAGTCATGCCAGCTTCGAAGTCGCTGATATCATCCACATAAATATCAGTGGTTGAAGAGCCGGTTACAGCA